AACCACCTTATTCCAAGATCAGTTACCCTTCAGTGCCAAACAAGGACTTTAAATGGTCTTCTGGCTCAGACGTTCAAGCCATTTGGAGAAAGTTTGGATGGACTCCACCTTCAGAGAAGATGCTGCCCCCACCACCTGAGAAGTACCAAGAGCCTCTTAGACGGGTGAGATAAATGGGAATCATCAGAACATGGCTTAATGACCATGAATTCATTGATAGACCAGACCGAAACGAAGTGCTTGAGGAGGTTGCCAAGGAGTTCGACAAGATGAAAGCCTTTGGTGACACAGCACAGAGTTTTGCTAGTTTTGTCAGGGATATGAAGTCTTGCCCACCTTGTTTAAACACCTGTAATCAAGGTAGAGATTGTCCCGCAAGGAACACATAACTGACACATACCAAATTTAGTATGTCATTGCAACAATCAGTTGCTTAAGGAGAAAATCATGAAATTTGAAATGGAATTTGGTTGGATAGGCAGTGAGAAAGTTACAGTTGAAACCCATGACTTCGACAAGATTCAAGTCATTCAAGAATTTATCCAGTTCCAAGAGGAAAATGGATGGGCAGTTGAATATGAAGCTATTGACGAACTTGATGAAGACTTTGAAGAAACTGAAGAAGAAGAAGCAGTCCCAGACTTTGCCTTAAACGCTCACGAGCCTCTGTAAACTACTTTGCTAACAGGTAAAGACCCACGTTTGAAAACGCATAACCCGCATAGACAATAGCCATGTGTGGGTTATCTTTCCATAGCTGTTCACCAGCAATATAGGCGTAAATAGCCCCTGTGAGAATAATTAGCCAAGCACTCAAAATGCACCTACATCAATCACTTCACCCCTGAACTGAACCTGATTTTCATCAAACTTCTGAACCAACTCTGGCAGCAATAAGTGTCCATTAAAGAAGTTCAGCACCGCAAAGCCTGATCTGTGGTTTGAAGGGTTTATCTCAGCATAAGTAAATTGTGGGCCATCAGTCTCAGCCAAAGTCCCCGTATCTACCCCGTATCTACATCCATTGTAATCAGAGAATGGCGTGACTTTTAAAGAGTGTAAGTGTCCAGTAACTATTGACACACCAGCGTTAACAGTATTGTTGTGAGTAGCATGAACACCACCTTTGTAACGATGTTTAACAATGACGCTATCGGTAGGCCATACCGCCCAACAGAAATCCCAATCTGGGATATGGTCTGTCAACTTAAACCCGACAACATCCTTAAACTGTGGTGCGTGTTGCGCCAAACGATTGCCAAACCGAATATCGTGATTGCCCCATGTAAAGCATAACTTTACATTGTGCCTTGCTGCTTTGGCTATTTCCTCTATCTCACCCAATGCACCCTGACAAGCCTTTAACTCTTGGATAACAGAAGTCTGTGGTTGGTCAGTTACATCGTGTCTCGATATAGATGCTCCATCAAACGCATCCCCGTTACATATCACTGCTTTAGGTTTGAACTCTTGGATAGCCCATAGAAGGGCTTTAAATGCTGTTGTTCGTTGACCAGGTATGAAGTGAGCGTCAGAGAACACAATCACTGTCCCATCTAGGATGCCAAGTTCTACTTGCTTTAAAGGAGAGAACGACTTGGGTCTGTTCTTGTCGTAGTAAGCACCACGATGGTCTTTGGCGTTGAGTGCCATGTTGTATTGTTTTTCAATCCATCTTCTGCGTAGATGAACCGCCCTATTGTGTATCCCAAGATGTTCAGCTATTTTTGTCGCAGATTGAAGTTGACCCCATAACTGGATGAACTCCATGTCAGTACACGTTTCGTTATGTGCGCCCATTGGAATCCTTAGAGAGTAAGTTTTCTAGCAGATTGATAACTCTATGCTCTTGCATCTCTATCTCCTCATCTGACGATTTTGGGTCTGTTGCCACACACATCAAGTCATATAGAAATATATGAAGTAACTCATGTAGTGCAGTTCTATCTAGGCTCTCAGGCGTTATCTTTTCAGCACCAAAATCACCTAGTCGATAGGTAGCCAAACGAGCAGAGGAATTAAACTCAACAGAAGCCATAGCCTGTTTTGCTGGCTTGCTTCCTTTTTCGATTCTCCAATCACCCAAACTCAGCACTTGTTGCCACTTTTTGACACTATGTGCAAAGTTAGCAGCGTCCTCTGGTGTAGGAATGTTAGTCATTTCAACACCTTATAGCAGAATTGTTACAATTTAGTTTAAAAACAAAGCCACTTCAGCTTTGCGTCTTTTGACAAGCCCTGCCACTTCCTTACCACCTGCTTTAGTCCAACTCATAAAAGCCTCGGCAGCACCATCCCAATCACCACGGTTGACCTTCATGCGAATGGTTGACCTTTGGTAGTTGCCTAACCCTGCGTTGTACGCAAAAGAGACAACAGCGTCGAATTTGCTTTGATGACTAACAAGAGTAGGAGAAAGTCGAATAACACCACGTTCAAAAGTATCGATGTCAACCTTGAACAAATTGACCAGTTCATCTTTAGACCAGACACGATTGTCTTCTCCTTTTAGTTGGTAATCAGACCTGATAAGCCCTGTGTAACCCTCTTTACGCACGTTTGGCAGGTTAAGTTGGTCAGCGTACATAGCGTGACCCCATCCAACAGTCCAAATGGCAGCACTGCACCGATAAGGCTTGTTTCTGTAGCCTTCAAAGAAGTGCATCAAGTCCTCACCAGCTTTGCTGACTTTCATTTCTTAGCCCATGAACGTGAGCCAAACCAAAACCCGATAATTCCTCCAAGCATTGCCATTTCATCGCTAGAGAAAATAACGTCAGTAACCCGAATTAAGTCATCCATGTTGTTGACTAAACTAGGTCTGCTGTAAACGTAATAAGCAATCCATGCGTTAATTGCACAGAGTTCAAAGATAAAGATGTAAGTCACGATAGGTCTTACAGTACCCACAAAGTTGACCACCCAAGTGCTTGCTCTTTCCATGATTTTCTCATCATGCTTCAAAGCAGCTTCTGTCATCTGGGCATCAGTCTGCATGGCAATCTGGTCTGTGCGAATCTCCTCCATGCGCTCTTGAGCCTTAAAGCCTTGAGCCATCATCTGTAGTTGCAACTCAACTTGAACACGAGCCAAAGCTAACTCATGCTTTTGGTCATCTTTGTTCTGAAAGAAGTCTAGGAGTTTTGGTAAGCCTGAGATTAACAAACCACCGAGGGTAGAAAATAGAGATAGCATTACAGTCCAATCTTTCCAAGTAAGAGATTAACAATCTTGTCTGACAAATCGTCAGGGAGAAACTTTAGGAAACCTAAAAACCATAAAGCCACTACCCCATAGACAAATATCTTTAGGCAAAGGTCAAAGGTCTTTTGGTACTCATTCACCTACCACACCTTTTAGTGGTTTCACAAAACTCCATAAGTTCGTAGATACCGACAAAGACCAAAAACAAAACAAAGAATGAGCCACCAATAATGATGGCTAACTCATTCATCTCTTGCTCTTTTTGTTTAGCCTTTTTCTCTGCTTTCTCTAAAGCACGAAGTTCTCTAGCATCATCAATGTCCATCTGGTCTTGACGAGCCTTAATCTTGTTCCAAACGTCCACCTTGCCAGTAGTCATAAAGAGCATCTTGAGTTCTTCCTCAAACGCTCTAGCCTGTTCCAAAGCCATCTCAATCTGGAGAGCCTGACCCATGTTTGAGCCTTTGTTCTTCTTTGACTCAATTAACGCCTTGGTAGCAGCACCTTTGGCATCAAACATCTTGCCTATCATCGGGGCAAGAGAACCTAAATCATTGGCTACCTTACTAGCCTTTTTCACCATCGAAATAGCGCTTTGAAGGCTATTTAGGGCGCTCAACGGGTCTAACGGAATCATTCTTTCTCTCCCACTTAATGCAAACAACCCTTCGGTTGTAAACATCACCAGTCCAAGTCCATTTAATACATCGGTACTCTATGGTTGCCGCCAAGAGAAAGGCGATCACGGAAATGCCCAAACAATAATATAACTACAAAAAATTACAAAGACAAGAATCAGGACTGCCACCGAAATAGCGAACAGTCCGTCTTTCATTACCTTCTTTCAGAAAGGTTGTACTGTCCAACAGCACTTGGTGCGATTACCGATCCAAGTGGGGCAGATTGTTGAGAAAGCATACCGCCTACACGTTGCAGTAATTCTGGACGTTGACGCAACAACATATCAATTGCCGCCTGTCCACTAGGGCTATAGGCGGGGGGAATAATACCAACCGCTGGAATAGCAACTTGAGGCTGAGATAACAATCCAAATCCACCAACAGCAGAAGCCGCAATACGACCCTCTAAGGTTGATCTAGCAGTGTCGCCAAGAACTTGAACTGCCGCATCGGATATTTCCTGTCCTTTAGCACGACCCTTGGCAAACGATGTTTTGCGTCTTGTCTGGTCTTGTTGTCGAACAGCAGTAGAAAACTGTTTTGGCGTAAACACACCATTGTCAGCACCAGAATTAGCCGCAGCTACATTGATGACAGACAAATCACTATAAGCACTATCAATCCTACGCAACTTAGATGTTTGTTTAGGATTCTGGAAGTAAAGTTCTTTCTTGATAGCACCAAGGACTTCAGTTAAAGCGTCTCCAACCTCACGCTCAGATGCAGTAGCACTGTTGGCATAGTTACTTGCTTTCTTGCGTAAATCAGACTCAATACCCTTGTAGGTCTGACCATCAATCTTTTGTCCAGAAAACTTGCCAAACACAATGTCATTTAATGTTTCACTAACTTGCTGTCGTTGATCTGAAGACAAACTTTTAGATTTACTCAAAGCACCAAGAATATTGCTTGTTGTTGCAAAGTCTAAGTCAAACGACATTTTGGATAAAACATCATCGTATTTCTTAGATACTTCATCAGAAGCATAAGCAATTGCATCACGACCGACAACTTCAGCAGGCAACTTGTCATCAACCTTCTGTAGTGCTTTGTTAATTACGCCTTTGTTAAAATCAAACAAGACTCGTTGTCTAGCATTTTCAATGCTTGAGCCAATTAAAGGCAAATTCTGAGCAAATTCCTCTAATGTCTTAAATTGTCCACCAAGGGTTTGACCCGTTGTTGGCGTGATACCAAGATCACGCATTGTTTGCTCCGCTTTGGAGACTAATGGGTTAAGAACACGACCCGCACCCGCAACTACCTTTTCACCAATAGGGCCAGTAACTCCACCTAAAGCCACCTGTTCAGCCTTCTGCTCACCAAATGTGCCTTCACCAACAACAGGTTGCATAGCACCGCCAACAGCACCGCCAGCCACTGCTTGACCAACATTAGATAAACCTCTAGCTCTAGCTAATTGAGCTACACGAGCCGCAGGCACAAGACTAGCGGGATTAAGAATATTGCCACCCAAACGAGCCACATCAAAGCCAGATTCGCCTTCTTTTGCCCGTTGTGCTTGATAACTTTGCTCTTCAGCTTTAGCCATTTCATCTACACGTTTTGCTTCTCTATAAAGCATATCACTCAAAGCATTAGGCTTAGTTCCACCTAAACTGGCTACTGCACCTAAAGCACGAGGAATCATCTGTGCGCCTGCGGTGATAGGGTCTTTTAAACCCATCATAAAACCAGAGGACGGGGCTTTTGCTTGAGGCATGCTTCCAGAGATGGCTTCTGCTATCTGTTCATCAGACATCCCATCTGGAAACTCAACTACATCTTTTCCTACTTGAACATAGATAGCCATATCAATCCCCTTTTACTGTCTCAAGTTGTCGAGTTTGTAAGTTATAACGCTTTGTTGGTGTTTGTGTTGGCGGTGTAACAGGGCTAATTGGTAGCTCAGTACCACCTTTAGCCGACTGTGTTTGTAAAGCCAAACGCTTGATGTTGTTTTGCACTTTCTTTTCTGCGCTAATCAAAGTACGCTTCATTGACTCAGGTTCAAGTCTTTGATTGCCAGCCACAACGCTCTGCAAATATTTAAGCTCTTCGTTAGAGTCATTGCCACCAAACTGTTGCAATCTAGGAATAACAATCTCTCCAATGTTAGCCATGAATACTTCTGTATTTACGACCTTTTCTGGACTACCAACACCAGCATATTTGGCTACAAATTGTTTTTCAGGGCCAAAAGCTCCACCATAGATTCCTTTATTTAGCAAACCAAGTGCATCTTTATAGGCAGTTTGCAATGAGAATTGTTGCTCAATATTTGCTACATTTGTGCCGATAATTGCACCAGCCTTTTTAGCCGCTTCACCTGTATCAACATTGATACCACCAATAGTGACGTTACCAGTGCCTTTACCAGCACCTTCAACCTTTTTAGTTGCGTATTCAAGCATACGTTTTTGGAAAGGTTCAGTGCCTGGTTTCAGACCAGCATCAATCAATGTTTTAGCAAACTCTGAGTACTTCTGAGCATCAGGGCCTTTATATAACTCAAAACCAGTAACAGCATCTATTAAAGAATTTCCAACAACAACTGTTTTGTTTGGTTTTTCAACCTGTTGCTCAAGGGCTTCAAGTTTTCTAGTTGTAAGATTTAGTTTCGCATCTCTTTCTGGAGATGATGGCTGTTGAGTTAAGACATCTAACTCAGTGTTTAATTGAGCAAGTTGATTGGCAATCAAAATCTTTTCTGGAGTTGATTGAACACGCTCACGATTAGCCGCAGCAGTACGTTGTTGAGCCAAAGCAGTCTCGCTTTGAGCCTTGCGATAGTATTCTGCAAGAGCCATAGCACCTTGTTGATCTCCCGCTTGTGACAACATCTTGATGCCTTGCACCATAGACTCAGGATTAGATTGATCTATCTGTTGAAAGATAGTGTTTCTAGCACTAATCATCTTTAGTTGTGGGTCTTCTATTCCAAAAGCACCGCCAATAGCATTACCAAGCCCTCTAGCACCCGCATAAGTAAGTGCCGCACCACGAGCAGCAGGGTCTAGTTGGGCAAGGTCAATTCCCTCTTGCAAAGCACTTCTGCGCTGTTGTTGACCATACATTTCAGGGGTTAGACCAAACAGACCCGCTACTATATTTTCTGCCATGATGATTCCTTAGAAGTAAAGCGAACCGAAATATTCGCCTGTCGATGGGTCTATACCAGTTCCATATTGTCCATAACTGAACCCACTTGTTGCAGGTTGGCTACCAAATAGTCCACCAACTACCTGACCAAACAGAGGATTAGCCGCTGCTCCAGACAATGCCGTTGAATAAGGATTAGTTGTTGCCGCTGCTCCTGTAGCCAATCGTTGACTAATGTTTGCACCTTCTAAGCCTAAAGCACCTGCCCTAGCACCCGCAGTAGCCGCTGTTTGACCAAGTTGTGCGCCCATTTGGAAGGGTTGTTGAGCCATGCTTTCCAAATTCTGTACTTGACCCAAAGCAGTCGTATAAGGTGAGTAAGCCGCTTGCTGTCCACCATAGTACTGACCCATAGTCTGAGCACCTGTACCCAATAGACCCGCACCAAACGCAACCTGTTGTTGACCCGCTTGTTGAGCATTAGCCGCCAATTGAGCTTCTTGTTGCGCACGAGCGTTAAACAATGCCTGTAGTTCAGGAGTAGTAGCACCCAAAGTGCCACCTTGAGCAACAGATAGACCACCACGACCTTGTTGTTGGAGTCTGTTTTGCAGATTAGCCAACTCTAACTCACGACCAGGTTGCAACAAAGCCATCTGCTGATTGAGATAGTTCTGAGCAACATCTTGAGGATTCTGAGCCAAGTATTGATTGCCTAAACCAAACAAGGTTTGTGCGCCTGTTTGCAAAGGAGCAAATGCTTGTTGTGCGCCTTCAGCTTGTTGCAGACCAGACTCAGCCAACTTAACTAAGCGATCTTGAGCATTCTTAGCTTCAGGGCTTAGTGTGTACCCTGCGCTTGTCAACTGACCCGTTACAGGATCAACTGCAAACTGTGAAGTACCAAAGCGAGTAGTCATTCCGATAGGACGGAAAGCCGCAGATTGTTTAGCAGCTGCAGTCTCAGCATCAATCATCTGTTGGGCACGTTGAGCCGCTTCACGAGATGTTTGTTGTTGGAGAAGACCTGCCGCAGTAGTAGCACCAGTTTGCACTAGATTGCCAATGTTTGTAGGCGTTAAAAGTCCTTTAACTGCCGCTGGAATCAATGATGAAGCTGCAGAAGTAACTATTGGAGGAATACCCGTAGGTGGTACTACAGGAGGGATAACTGGAGGTACTACAGGAGGCATAACGGGTGGCACTACTGGTGGCACGACAGGAGGAACTACTGGAGGAACTACGGGAGGAATTACAGGTGGAGTTACGGGAGGAACAAATGTAGGCGTGAAAGCACCCGCACCTGCGTTTAGAATTTCTGCTTGTGTGACCGCATCTGCCGCTAATTTAGCCGCTACTGACTCAGCAGTAATACCACCTGCCGCACCAGTAAGAAGACCGCTACCACCAGTTAGATTAGTTAAAGTTGGTACAGTAGCACCAGTAGTCAAAGCACTTGCAAGAGTTGTAGCGCCCGCAGTACCACCTGCACCGCCAAGAGCTATGTCAAGTTGAGCAAGTTCAGCCGCAGTCAGACCTGTAGTTCCAACAGTAGCCGCAGCACCTGTTGCCGCACCCGCATTCAATATGCTTGGCAAACCAAAAAGTAAACCAGCACCTGCTAAAAACTCACCAAACCCACTCTCTGTTTTTTGAGTTTGAAATGTATTTAAATATTCCCCTGTAGGTGAAAAATTTTGTACATTTGTGCCAACAGGAACTGCATCATTTACACCACCAGTAGTTTTGTACACTTGTACATTTTCTAACGCCCCAACAACTTCACTCTCTCCTGAGCCATAGGTTTGATATTGAGGTTGAACCCATGTGTCACCAAGAAGAACTGCCTGATTTGGAGGAACAGTAGCGGCAACCCTAGAGATTATTTCACCCTCTTTTAGACCAACAGCTTGTGCCATCTGAGCAGGTGAAACACCATAAGTCTCCATTGCAGAAACGATCTGGGCATCTGTCAAATTAGGATTTGCAGTTAAGAAATCTAAAATCTGTTGGCTGCTAACGCTTCCAGTTGGCGACCGCTGTTCATTTCGACCATAATTTTCATAGTGGAAATCAGCAAATTGCTGAGGGGTCATTCCATAGGCATTCTCTGCATAGGATGCCACAACATCTGGGTTAGCAGAAAAATATGCTTGTGCGTTAACGGCCATGATATTTATTCCTCTTCTTTAGGCAATTGCGCTACCGCTTGCTCTTCTATCTTTTTCCAAAGCACATACGCATTGGAGCTTGTTGGAAGTTGACCCAACACATTCAAAATGAATTGGACTTCGTTTGTTTCTAAATTCAGATTCATGCTTGACCTCTTATTCCATTATTAGCAAATTCGCCATGTGCTACAGACCGCCATAAATCCATGAAATCTGTCGCATCCTCAATTGTTTTAAATCCTGATACTTCTTTTGTTTTGTTATGAAAAGATAGGCTACATCTCCAATGCCTATTACTTTTGCTATAACTAACACCTTTTATTCCAGAAGTATTATGCCTTGCTAGCCTAGAATTGTGGTTATTTGTTTGTCGTGTTGCGGCTCTCAAATTCTCAATCCTGTTGTCTTCTGGCTTACCATTTATATGGTCAATAACCTCTGGTAAATATCCGTGGTGCATTAGAAAAATTATCCGATGTGTACCAACAGATTTACATCCTTGTTTATAGATGACACGCCTATATCCTTTGCTGTCAAAACTGCCAGCCTCTTTATTGGCATATCTTGTATTAAAGAAAGCAACACGATAAGTTCCCTCCTTCTTTTTCCAAAATAAAACACCATCTTTCTCATAGAAAAGATTGTGCGCCAATTCAAAAGTTAATTCCACGGCAAACCTTGAGCCGTTACAGGATTCTTCTGCAAAGCAATGTTAGCTGCTAGTGCATCTTCTGTGGCTTGTTTGTCAACACCATTAGCCCAAATCCAGTTAAGGACTTCAGCCATAGTGACAGACGCATAGGGTACTGTTGGTGTACCAGAAGCCCATGAGCTTGTGGAATAGATGGATGCTGTGTAGTCGCCATCTACTGCACGGCAAGTCCAATGTGCTGTGGTGATAAAACCATTGGCAGTTTCGTAGTCAGTTTGGGTAACTGTCCATGTGTATTGTGTAGTCATAATTTACCTTTCAAAATTGTTTAGCAAATTTGCCGTGATACAGATTTCGTGCTTCATCAGCAACAAGTCCTGCAAGTTCTAAGTCTTTAAAGTAGCCAAGAATCTTGGTTTTACCTTTAGTGCATACACGCACAACCCAAGACTTGCTGTGTTTGTGCCAGTTAACACCACGAAATCCGCTTGTGTTGTTACTGCATATAGCCTTGTTAAACTGATTCTCGCTTCTACTTACTTCACGCAAGTTCTCAATGCGGTTATCTTGTCTGTCACCATTGATATGGTCAATCTCTTTTGGCAAGTAACCATGCTCAAGCAAGAAAATCAAACGATGAACTTTATGGATTTTGCCCATCCAAGTCACATGACGATAGCCAGTTTTATGGATTGAGCCAACTTCCTGACCAACAAGATATTGCTTGTTAGGGTGCATGACTTTCTTCCAATACAAATGACCATCCTTGTGGTCAAAGTATTCGGCTACTAAAACTTGATTCATAGTTTTATTATCCATTTGTTGCAGAACGGCAAATTTCAACCCACTCTGTGCCGTTGTATAACAAAGACAATGTGGCAAATTGAGCTGATGTAAAGTTAACTGAACCTGCCAATCGTGCGTTAGCTCTTGTGATTGTTGTGTTTGCGTCTGCAAAATACAAATACAAAATTTGACCAGTTACTGCGCCTGTAAAGTTAGTGATAGTGGTTGAGCTTGCATTGGAAATTGGCATATATGTAATGCCAGTTACAGAGGGTGTTGTTGCTCCTGCTGTGTAACTTCCACCACGATGCACAATTCCAGCACTTGCTGTACCACTTACCGATAAGTTTGTTGCCCCTGGGTCACTTGTATTACCCAATGACAAACCACCCGAGGCGTGTAATGTGAGTGCTTGGGTAAAGGAGATAGCGTTTCCTGCTGTGCCTGATGCGGCTGTTTGCCAAATGTGTGCGCCAGAACTTTGGTAATAATTTGATGCAGCAGCACTTGTTATGTATTTCCAACCAGAGTCAAAGTAAGCGTTAGCATCAATGTAAACAGTTGACCCAGATGCCATGAAGTGACCAGCATCTGTAATCTGGAACACTTTGCCAGATGTTCCTGCGTTCGGTGTAACACCAAGCCCTAGATTGCCTGACGTATCAATACGCATACGCTCTGTTGCGTTGGTGCTAAAAGTCATGCCAACACCAGAATAGGCGTACAAATCAAACAAACTGGTTGTGTTATTTACCCATATAGCACCTTTATTTGTGCCATTGTTTTGCCAATTAACTTGTGTATATTGCTCACCCGCATTATCAAAAATTGCCTGATTACCATTTCCACCTCTGATATGAAGTTTTACACTAGGCGAACTTGTCCCAATACCCAGACCTGTCGAGGTTAGGCGCATTATTTCGCCAGCATCAGTATCAACAAAACGATAAAGGGTTTTGTACTCAACACCTGTACCTCCACTTGTTGCAAAATGCTGTGCAAAAGTGCTGTATTGAGTGCTTTCAGTTCGGTTGTAAGTAGTCCCTGTTGCCGCAAGAACTGTAAATTGGTTTGTGCCGTTAAAAGTAAGCGCAGAGCCAGTAGCCAATGCACTTGTACTTGAGGCGTAAACCACACCGCCTGATGTGAATGATGTTAGGTTAGTACCACCATTGGCAGTAGGAAGTGTTCCTGTCACACCAGTAGTTAAGGGAAGTCCTGTTGCATTGGTCAGGGTTGCACTTGTTGGTGTTCCCAATACTGGAGTCACCAAAGTAGGTGAAGTCGCAAAAACAGCAGAGCCTGTTCCTGTCTCATCAGTTAAGGCAGAACGTAGATTAGCTGAACTAGGAGTCGCTAGAAAGGTTGCTACACCTGTTCCTAGACCTGATACACCTGTAGCGATAGGAAGACCTGTAGCGTTGGTTAAAGTTGCGCTAGTGGGTGTTCCAAGGATAGGGGTGACTAGGGTAGGAGAGGTAGCAAAGACTGCTGACCCTGTTCCTGTTTCGTCTGTCAAAGCACCTAAAAGGTTAGCAGAACTGAATGAACCCAAAGACGTAGCATTACCTACTGAGGTTACTGCACCTGTTAAGTTTGCGTTAGTGGTGACGTTACCCGCAGTCAAACCAGAGGCAGTGCCTGTGATGTTTGTGCCTACCAAAGCAGAGGGAGTGCCCAAAGCAGGGGTTACTAAGGTAGGGCTAGTGGCGAACACCAAAGAGCCTGTACCTGTTTCATCAGTAACGGCAGAGATTAGGTTAGCACTAGATGGTGTACCCAAAAATGTAGCCACACCAGTACCAAGACCTGAAACACCTGTTGAGATCGGCAGACCAGTTAGGTTAGTTGCCACACCAGAAGCAGGAGTCCCCAAGGCGGGAGTCACAAGTGTAGGACTGTTTGACAGAACTACAGAGCCTGTGCCAGTAGATGAAGTTACACCAGTACCACCATTTGCCACTGCTAGAGTACCAGTAATGTCAGAAGTAGAGAGAGTTACTGCATCCCAAGAGACATTTGTTCCATCACTTTGGAGATACTTGTTTGCCGCAGATGTCTGAGCAGGCAATAGATTGTTGATAGCCGCAGTAGCAGTAGAAGCTCCTGTACCTCCATCAGCAATTGCTAAATCTGTGATGCCAGTGATAGAACCACCAGTAATTGCCGCAGCAGAGTTATCTGTCTTCGTAGAGATAGCAGTAGAGATGTTATTGAACTCAGTGTCAATCTCAGTACCACGGACGATCTTTAACGGATCACCAGGACTAAGGTTGTCTTTAGTCGCAAAGTTGG